GCGCAATGCACAGGGGGCCACCCAGGGATTTTTTCCCGCCCCTATACGCGAGGACGAATGCAGGATAGATGGCCGGCGGACCGGGTCGAGCGACGGAAAGTCGCTGATCTGATCCCCTACGCGCGAAACGCGCGCACGCACTCGGATGAGCAGGTCGCACAGATCGCCGCATCAATCCGCGAATGGGGCTGGACGACGCCCGTCCTGATCGACGAGGCAAGCGGCATCATCGCGGGCCACGGGCGCGTCATGGCGGCGCGCAAGCTTGGCTTGGCAGAAGTGCCGGTGATGGTCGCGGCGGGATGGTCCGAGGCGCAGCGCCGGGCCTATGTGCTGGCGGATAATAAGCTGGCGCTGAATTCCGGGTGGGATACCGCCATGCTGTCCGAGGAATTGAAGGGGCTGGCCGATCTAGGTTTCGATGCTGGGCTGACAGGCTTCTCGGCGGATGAATTGGCCGGGCTGTTTGCGGAGTCAACGGATGGCCTAACCGACCCGGACGAGGTACCGGAGGTGCCTGTTGATCCGGTAAGCGTCCTTGGCGATGTGTGGTTGCTGGGTCGGCATAGGATTGTCTGTGGCGATTGCACGGACGCCCTGGTGGTGGACAAGGCGCTGAATGGCGTCAAGCCGCATCTGATGGTGACGGACCCGCCTTATGGGGTGGGTTACGACGCCGACTGGCGGAACAAGGCTATGCGCGCCGACGGCTCGCCCAGCGATGGGCGAGCCGTCGGCAAGGTTCTGAACGACGACAAGGCCGACTGGTCCGAGGCGTGGGCGCTGTTCCCCGGCGATGTGGTTTATGTCTGGCACGCGGGCAATATGGCCCACATAGTTGCCGATAGTCTGCTTGCAAGCGGCTTTGGAATCCGCGCTCAGATCATATGGGCAAAGAGCCAATTTGTTATTGGGCGCGGCCACTATCATCCGCATCATGAACCTTGCTGGTATGCTGTTCGAGAAAAGCAAGGCGCAACCGGGCACTGGAACGGCGACCGCAAGCAATCAACGCTCTGGCAAATTGATAAGCCCCGCAAAAGCGAGACCGGCCACAGCACACAGAAGCCCGTCGAGTGCATGCAGCGACCCATCGAAAACAACAGCAGCCCTGGCCAGGCGGTCTATGAGCCGTTTTCGGGTTCGGGCACGACCATTATTGCGGCAGAAATGACAGGTCGCTCATGTCACGCCATTGAGTTAAACCCAGCCTATGTGGATGTCGCCATCAAGCGGTGGCAGGACTTCACGGGCAAGAAGGCCCGTCACGCAGACACCAAAATGACATTCGAGGAACATCGCGATGGGCAGGCCGTCTTACGCACCGACTGACAAAGACCGCGCCACGGTCAAGAGCATGTCGGCGTTCGGCGTTCCGACCGATGACATCGCCAAGGTTCTGAGCATCTCGCCAAAGACGCTCCGCAAGTATTTTTGGCAGGAATTGGAGCTGGGCTACATCGAGGCGAACGCCAAGGTGGCGCAGAGCCTGTTTCGCAAGGCGACCGGCGACACGAATCAGTCCGTTCAGGCGGCGATCTTCTGGCTCAAGGCGCGCGCCGGCTGGCGCGATAAGTCGCCGGATGAGATCGTCGGCAAGAAGGAACAAGCGGACATCACCGCGCGCACGGCAGAACGCGGAACCGACTGGGAACGATTGCTCGCTCACTGATGGCTTGGGATACATCGTGTCGGGATTGGACTGATCGCATTCTAGCGGGCCGGTCCCTGGTTCCAGACCTCCCGCTCGACCATGACGCCGCGCGCAGGGCGGCGGGCATATTCGACGCGCTGCGTCTGCCGGATGTCCCCGGTCAGCCGCGCATGAAGGAAGCGGCGGGCGACTGGCAGCGCGACATAGTCAAGGCGCTGTTCGGCTCGGTCGTCAACGGCCAGCGGCAGATCCGCGAGGCGTTCGTCCTCGTGCCGAAGAAGAACAGCAAGACCACGGCCGGCGCGGCGATCATGCTGACGGCGCTGCTGGTCAATCAGCGCCCGCGTGCCGAGTTCTTGCTCATCGCGCCGACGCAGGAGATTGCCGATCTGGCCTTCAGCCAGGCCGTTGGCATGATCGAAGCGGACCCGGTGCTGGCGAGCAAGTTTCATGTGCAAGGACACCTCAAGAGAATTTCATATCGACAGACCAAGGCGTTCCTGAAGGTCAAGAGCTTCGATCCGAAGGTCGTCACCGGAACGAAGCCTGCGGGCATCCTGCTCGATGAGACGCACGTCATCGCCGAGGCACCCGACGCGGACCGCGTCATCGGCCAGCTTCGCGGTGGTCTGATCTCGCAGCCCGAGGGCTTCTTGATTCAGATCACGACCCAGTCCGAGCGACCGCCGGCTGGTGTATTCGCCGCCGAGTTGTCGAAGGCGCGCAAGGTGCGCGACGGAACGCTGAGCGCGCCGCTGCTTCCGGTTCTCTACGAGTTCCCCGAGGGCTTGGACTGGCAAGAGCCGAGCAACTGGCACCTCGTCACGCCCAACAACGGCCGGTCGATCACGGTCGAGCGACTGATTCCCGACTACGAGGCCGCGCGCGAAGCGAGCGAGGCCGAACTACGACGCTGGGCATCGCAGCATCTCAACGTCCAGATCGGCGTCGCGCTGCGGTCCGATGGATGGGCCGGGGCGCAGTTCTGGAGCCGGGGCAACGGCGGGCCGCGCTCGCTGGAGGAACTGCTCGACCGCGCCGAGGTGGCGACGGTCGGCATAGACGGCGGCGGACTGGACGATCTGTTCGGATTCGCGGTGATCGCGAGGGAGCGAGACACGCGCCGCTGGTTGCTCTGGGCTCATGCGTTGATCAGCCCCGAGGGGCTCGACCGGCGCAAGGCGAATGCGGCGCTGTACCAAGACTTCGCGCGCGACGGCGACCTGACGGTGGTCGATGGCCTTCCTGGCGACCTTGAATGGATCAAGGCGCATGTCGGCCTGGTCCTCGACGCCGGATGTCTCGCGATGGTCGGCGCTGACCCTGCTGGCATCGGCGGCGCGGTGGACGCGCTGGCCGAGATCGGTGTGAGCGAAGAGACCAAATTGCTGGTCGGTGTGCCGCAAGGAATCAGATTGATGAACGCGGCCAAGACAGTCGAACGCAAGCTCGTCGATGGCTCGCTGAAACACTCAGGCTCGCGCCTTCTGGCGTGGTGCGCGGGCAACGCGAAGGTCCGCGCGACATCGACGGCGATGATGATTGAGCGAGCGGCGAGCGGATACGGAAAGATCGACCCACTGATGGCCTCATTCAACGCGGCGCACCTCATGACGCTCAACCCGACCGTCGCCGGCCCGGCGGCGGCGTGGGCGATGCCGTGTTGAATTGGTTGGACCGGCTGCGTGGCCGGGACGAGAAGAAAGCGGTCGAGTTCACCGAGGGCTGGCTGGACGCGGCGTTTGGCTATTCGCAATCCTGGACCGGAGAGCCGGTCACCGTCTCGACGGCGCTTCAAGTCCCGGCTTTCTACCGCGCGGTCATGGTCATCGCGGACGGTCTCGCGCAGCTGCCCATCGTGCTGATGCGACCGACCGATGGCGGGATGGAACCGGCGACCGATCATCCGCTCTTCGACCTCTTCGCGCGCTCTCCGAATGCGTGGCAGGACGCGAGCGAATGGGTTCGCACGACCATGATGCACAAGGCATCGACGGGCTGCGCGGTGTCGTGGCGGAACGTTGTCAACGGCCAGATCCGCGAGTTGATCCCGATCAAGCCAGACAACGTCCAGATCGTCGTCCGACAGGATCTGGAGCTCGAATACACGATCAGCTTCGAGAACAACAAGACACTGACGCTCGCACGCTCCGAGGTCTTTCACCTTCGCTCGCCATCCTGGGACAGCGCGCGCGGGCTAGATCCGGTTCTGCTTGGTCGCCAGGCGCTCGGGCTGGCGCAAGCCAGCGAGCGCAGTCAAGCCGCTCTGCACAAGAACGGCGTCCGTACGACCGGCCTGTTCACCCTCGACGGCAATCCGTCGCAGGAACAACGCGACCGGGTGCGCGAGGCAATCGCCTCGATGTACGGCTCGGCGTCGAACACGGGCAAGCCGGTGCTGGCGAGCGGCGCGTTGAAATTTACTCCGACGCAGATGACGGGCGTCGATGCCCAGCATCTCGAGACCCGCAAGCATCAGATCGAAGAGATCGCTCGGCTGATGGGCGTCTTCTCGATCATGCTCGGTCACGCGGGCAACAACTCTCCGACGTTCGCATCCGCCGAGGCGTTTTTCGCGGCGCATGTCCGCTACACGCTCCAGCCAGAGATTAAGGCGATGACCAGCGCGCTCAACGCGCAGCTGCTCACTGACGAAGAGTGGGCAAATGGCTATCGCTTCACGATGGACACCAGCGAGCTTCTGCGCGGGTCGTTGAAGGACCGCGCCGAATACTACGACCGCGCTATTCGCGGCGGCTGGATGACGCGCAACGAGGCGCGCGAGGACGACGGCTGGAACCCGATAGATGGTCTCGACAAGCCATTGTTCCCCTTGAACATGGGCGAGGTCGTAGGCCAGGGATCGGACGCGGACGTCGCGCAGCCGGTCGATGTCGAGGATAACGCCGCGCAGAAGAACCCGTGGTCCCCGACCGATGAGATGGCGGCGAATGCGCGGCGAGCGCTGGCGTGGCGCGACGAATACGGGCGCGGCGGCACCGCTGTCGGCATCGCTCGCGCGCGCGATATCAGCAACGGTCGCCGTCTGCCGCGCGACACGATCATGCGGATGGTCTCGTTCTTCGCTCGGCACGAAGTGGACAAAGAGGCCGAAGGCTTCCGCCAGGGCGAACCGGGCTTCCCGAGCAACGGGCGCATCGCATGGGATCTCTGGGGCGGCGACGCTGGCCGCGCATGGGCGAACAGGATCGCCGACAGGATTGAGGAGCTCGGAGAATGAGCAACGGCGTCGCGAGCATCGCACTTGAGGTCAAATTCGCCGCAGACAAGCCGATGGGCTCGTTCTCGGGCTACGGCGCGGTCTACGGGAACATCGACGAGGGCGGCGACATGATCACGCCAGGCGCGATGGCGCGTAGCCTCGCGTCGTGGTCGAGCAAGGGCATGTTGCCCGCCATGTACTACAACCACGACCGCTCCAAGGGCGCTGTTGGCGTCTGGGAAAAGATGAGCGAGGACCAGAACGGTCTACATGTCGAGGGCCGGATCATCGGCCTCGACACCGACGAAGGAAAGATGACCTACGCGCGCCTTCGTGAAGGCGCGATCAAGGGCATGAGCATCGGCTATCGCGTTCCTGCCGGCGGGTCGAAGATGGGCACAGGCCGCACCGGAGAACCGAGGCGGTGGCTGAAGGCCATCGATCTGCGCGAGGTCTCGGTGGTCGATGACCCGATGAACCCGCTCGCGAAGCTCGCCTACCTCAAGAGCGCTCCCGCGCTCATTCTCGACGCGCGCGGCCTGGAGGCTGCTCTGCGCGACGAACACAAGATGTCCATCGCCGAGGCCAAGAGCCTCGTCGCGGTGGTCCGTCGTCATCTGCGCGATGCAGCTGACGAACACGCCGACGCCTCTCGTGATGACGAGGTCGAGGCTTTGGTCGCGTCGCTGAAGCGCGCGGCTTCCATCCTCTCCACGAAAGGTTAGTCCTATGGAACTCAACGAACTGAAAGGCGCGGTCGATGCTGTCGGCTCCGCTTTCGAGGCCTTCAAGGCCACCAACGACGCGCGCCTGGCCGAGATCGAGAAGAAGGGCTCTGCCGACGTCGTGACGCGCGACAAGCTCGACCGGATCGAGACGAGCCTGTCGAAGTACGAGTCGCTGAACCAGAAGCTGGTCCAGGCCGAGCTCGCGGCGAAGAACGCCAGCGAGACCGCCGCCGATCTGGCCGCGAAGCTCAATCGCATGGGCTCCGGCAAGGCCGCGCCCGAGGCCGACGAGGTCAAGGCGCGTGCGAACGACTGGATGCGCGCTGTCGTGCGCTCCATCGCGCGCGGTGACGGCGCTCTGTCCGAGAGCGAGCGCAAGAGCCTCGACGGCGTCGCCGCCGAGATGAAGTCGCTCTCGCTGTCGCCCGACACGCTCGGCGGCTATCTCGCGCCGACCGAGTATGTCCGCGAGATCATCAAGGGTGTGGTCGAAGTCACGCCGTTCCGCGCTGTCGCGCGCACGCGCCAGACCACGCAGAAGGCCATTCAGCTGCCGAAGCGCACCGGCACCTTCTCGGCGCAGTGGGTCCAGGAGCAGGGCACGCGCTCCGAGACCACGGGCCTCACCTACGGCATGGATGAGATCCCGACGCATGAGATGTACGCGCTGGTCGACATCACCAACCAGATGCTTGAAGACGCCGCCTTCAACATGGAGGCCGAGGTTCGCGCCGAGGCCACCGAGCAGTTCGCGAAGGCCGAAGGCGCGGCGTTCCTCTCGGGCTCCGGCGTCGGTCGTCCGTTCGGCTTCCTCAACAACGCTTCCATCGCGACGGTCAATTCCGGCGCGGCGGCGGCGCTGACGGCTGACGGTCTGCTGTCGGTCTACTACGGCATCAAGACCGACTACGCACGCGCGGCGGTGTGGATGCTGAACCGCAGCACCATCGGTCAGATCCGCCGCCTCAAGGACGGCGACGGCGAGTATCTCTGGGCTCCTGGCCTCGCGGGTGGCGTGCCGAACACCATCAACGGCGCGCCCTACGTCGAAGCTGCCGACATGCCGGATGTCGGCGCGTCGGCCAAGCCCGTCGCGTTCGGTGACTTCCGCCGTGGCTACGTCATCGTGGATCGCATCGCGATGGAGATGCTCCGCGATCCGTACACTCAGGCGACCTCCGGCGCGGTCCGCATGATATTCCGCCGTCGCGTTGGCGGTCAGGTCGTGCTGCCCGAGGCGATTGTCCTCCAGAACGTCGCCCTCTGATCCTGATCGAGAAAGGACCATTCAAATGGCCTCCAAAGACCTTCACAACAACATCGACATCAAGCGGGCGATCTCGCCCGTGTCGGTGTCCGACAACACCGCGCAGGTGTCGCAGATCCTCGACACGCGCGGCTACGAGAGCATCGAGCTGGTCATCGCGACCGGCTCGATTGCCGACGCAGACGCCACGTTCAGCGTCCTGATCGAAGACGGCGACAGCTCGACGCTGACGGACGCGGCGGCGGTGTCTGACACGTTCCTGCTCGGCACCGAAGCCCTCGCGGGCTTCCAGTTCGATGACGACAACGAGTGCCGGAAGATCGGCTATGTCGGCGGGAAGCGCTACGTCCGCGCGACCATCACGCCGGCCAGCAACGCCAGCGCGGCGCTGATCTCGGCGGTGTGGGTGCTCGGCAACGCGCGCACCGCGCCGACGTCGAACCCGCCGGCCTGATCTGACTGGGCGGCGGGCTTCGGCTCGCCGCCCTCTCTACCGAACGAGGTGCTCATATGAGCTACAACACGCAGAACTACGACGAACAGGGCGGCGCGCTCTCCGTCATCGGGGGCGAGCTTCGCATCTCGGGCGGCTACATCAGCGGCGGCGCGATCCTCAACAAGCGCCAGCGCTTCACCATCGCTGAGATCAACGCGGGCGCGACGCTCCTTCCCGCGATCCCGGGCAAGAGCTACCGGATGATCGGATGCAAGGCGATTTCGATTGGCAACGCTGCGGGTGCGGTGACGACGGTGGACGTGACCGGCACGGTCTCGACCTCGCGCAAGCTCGTGGCCTACGCGCAAGCGAACCTGACGCAGTCGACCGTCCTGGTTGACGGCGGCACGGGCGCGGCGGTTCTCGCTGACGGCGCATCGTACACCGCGAACGACGCCGGAACGGCGATCCTGGTCGGAAAGACGGGATCGAACGTGACGACGGCGACGCATATCGATGTGATCTTCGACTACGTCGTCGAGTGACGTCGATGAAGGTCGAGCGTTACAGCGTCTCGGTGACGACGGCGGCGGATGGGTCGGCAACGGCCTATTCGCCGACCATCACCGGCGCGATTTCGTCCATCGCCTATGTTGCGGACGGAACCAATCCCTACGACGCGACGGTCGATTTCTTGATCACCGTCGAGGCCACAGGCCAGGGGCTCTGGACGCAGTCCGACATCAGCTCGAGCGGTACGCGCGCGCCGCGTCAGCCGACGCATGAGCAGGACGGGACGGATCGTTTCTTCACGGGCACCAGCAGCAACCACGCGGTGCCTGATCTGATCTGCCTTGCGAACGACCGCGTCAAGATCGTGCTGGCGCAGGGCGGCAACGCTAAGGTCGGCCAGTTCGTCATCACGGTGATCTGATGCTGTCGGTGCTCGTTCCCGCGACGTCCTCACGCCTGACCTCGCTCGATGCGGTCAAGAGTGAATTGTCGATCTCGGGAACGAGCGACGATGCGCGGCTGCTGGCTTATATCGATCAGGCCAGCGCCGTCATCGCTGACTACCTCGGGCGTCCGCTCGGCCGCGAGACCGTCGCGGAGACGCTGCGGCTGTCAGCGGCGTCCGAGACCATCATGCTGTCGCGCTGGCCGGTGGTCAGCGTGACGACCGTGGTCGAGGACGGCGCGACGCTCGTCTCCACCGACTACGAGATCGACAGAAGCTTCGCGTACCGGCTGTTCGATGACGAACGCGCACGCTGGCCGGCGGTCAAGGTCATCCTGACCTACGTCGCAGGATACGATTTGCCGGACGGCGTCGCGCCCGCAATCGAACGCGCGGCGACGCAGTTGGTCGTCGCTATGAATGCCTCGCGTGGCCGCGATCCTTCGCTCCGCTCCGAGAGCGTGGAAGGCATCGGCGCGCAATCCTGGCTCGATCCGCGTAACGGCGGCGGGCCGCTTCCTGACGGCGTCGTGGCGTTGCTCAATCCCTATCGCGAGGTCATCGTATGAGCGGCACGTTCAGCCTTGGCGATTTCTCCATCGGCGCAGCCGCGACGCAAGTCGGCGATGTTGTCGATGATCTCAGCGGCGCGCTTGCCGTCACGCTCTCTGCGCGCCTGGCCTATGGCTCGGGCGGCACATCCTGCTATGCGGTGGTCGAGACATCGCTCGATCAGGGCGTGACCTGGGTGCAGATCGCGCGCTTTGATTTTACGACCTCGGGGCTTCAGAAGGTGATGACCGTTTCCGGCCTCACGCCGCGCATCGCCGCCGCGACCGCCGGTAGTCTCGCCGCCGACACGGCGCTCGACGGCACGCTGGGCGACCGGCTGCGCGCGACGGTGGTCTCGACTGGCACCTATACCGGATCGACGGTCGTCTCGGTCCGCGCCAACGTCCGATGAACACGCGCGGCGCGATTGACCGGCTCGGCCAGGTCGCGCAGCTGCGGCGGCTGACCGGGACCGGGGCGAACCAGGTCTGGCACGAAGTCACTCTGCGCGTCTTCGCGCGCCAGTTCAGGGCGCAGGAGATCGTGCCGGGGTCAGGGCTCCAGCAGGGAGACCGGCAAATCATCGCGCACCACGCCGAGATCGACGCCGCGCAATGGCCGGCACCGCCGCGCCGCGATGACAAGCTGCTCCTGGAGGGGCGGCTCCTCAACGTGCAGTCGGTCGAGACCGTGCGCGTGGGCGAGAGCGTCGAACGCTACAACATGGTCTGCCGGGGATGAGAGCGTACCGCTCGCCGCGCATCTTCGCGCGCGAGATCACGGTGGCGTCGAAGAACCTGTTCCCGGCTCAGGTCGAGGCGCTTCTCGAGGACGCCGCGCGCCGCGAGAAGGCGCGCGTGCTGGCCGAACAGACGCAGCGCGCGGGCATCGCGCCAACCACCGAGACCATCGTGGACGGACGGCGCGGCGCGCCTATCGACGCGGCGACGGACAGGTCCACCATCGTCATCGAATACGAGTACCTCCGCGAGATAGCCGCATGGCTCCTCGACACGCTGGAGCGCGGCGCGGTGCGCGGTCCGACAGGTGTCTACGCGCGATCATTCATCCTGCTGGTCGATGGTGCCGAAGCTCAGGTCTCGGCGATCACCCACGACACGCAGTCCTTCGTCGTCGCGAACACGCAGCCATACGCGCGGCGGCTGGAGGTCGGAAAGACCAAGTCCGGCTCGCCGTTCATCGTGGATGACAGCCGCTATCGGTATGTGGATAGCGTCGCCAAGGCCGCGAAGGCGCGCTTCGGCAACGTCGCGCTGGTCCGGCATACCTTCGTCACCCTGTCGGGTGCTTATCGTCTACGACGCGCGCAAGGCAAGCGCCGCGACCGTCAGGCCGGATCGGAGATCTCCTATCCCGGCGTCCGTGTTTCTAAGCTCTAGGAGCCTCTCAGATGGCAGTCACGATCAGCCTCTACAACCACACGGCCAAGCTCTTCGCCGAAGGCTCCAACGTGCCGGGCGACACCTACAAGGTGAAGCTCTACACCGCTGCGACGTTCAACGCGACGCACACGACGCTCGCGGGTGTCGGCGGCACCGAGGCCACGACGGGAACCGGGTACAACGCTGGCGGTCCTTCGCTCGCGAACGTCGCGGTAACGACGGTGACGACGAACGATGCGAGCTTCGATGCCGATGACGTCACGCTGACGGCTTCCGGTGGCTCGATCACGGCGAGCTTCGGCGTGCTCTACAACGACACCGACGCGAACGATCCGCCGCTCGCGTTCATCGATTTCGACGGCTCGCAGAGCGCTGGCGCTGGCACCGACTTCAAGATCATCTGGGACGCCAGCGGCATCTTCTCGTTCACGGTAGCCTGATAATGGCCGACAACGTCGCAATCACCCCAGGCTCGGGCGCAACCGCTGCCGCCGACGATATCGACGGCGCGCTACACCAGCGTGTCAAGATCACGGTCGGCAGCGACGGTGTGTCGCGCGGGGACGTGGATGTCACGAACCCCATGCCGGTGCGGCAGGACGACCTGGGGTCCATCGAGCAAGCAGCAGAGCAACTCAAAACGTCGCTCATCAACACCGGCAACGACGAGCCGCTTCAGCTTGTGGGGCTGCACCCCAACTTCCCGCTGCCCATCGATACCGCGACGCCCATGCCGATTGCGGGGGTCGGGCCGATTGGAGAGCAGCGGCAGGTCGCTGTGGACGGGCAGGGCGCTCTGCTCCCATCGAATGAAACTGTGCGTTTGGCGTTTGCCCGCTCGTTCCCCACAAGCACCCCAGGCACCCTAGCGGTCATTGATTGCACGGGGTTCCAGAGCCTGATTGCCATCCAGCGTTCTGGATTTTCTGGAACCCCCATCGTCTTTGCCTGGAGCATGGACAACGTCAACTTCTTCACCGCAACCGGAATCGACTACAATCCTACATCTGGGCCAAATTATATTTACGCCAACAACATACTTTCAACCACTGGCATGTATGCGTTCCCGGTCCTTGCGAGGTATTTGCGAATCTCTACCGCCAGTGTGTCAAGTACAACAACAGTTAGTTGGGAAATATACCTGAAAAGGAACCCGCTAACTGTTGGAACAGTGCCGCCGATCACAGCGATTACTTTATCACAAATTGCTGGGGTGAGTGCTGTCACTGCCGCTAATGGCGTTCTTGGTATAGGCGGCCCAGCAGCACCGGGAAGCGCCCATTCCACAACCAGCCCGGTGCAGATATCCGGTTCTGACGGCACCCTCGTTCGCCGCATCCTCACGGACACCGCCGGAAACACCGCCGTCGTCGGCCACGTCACCACAGGCGCAACGCTGATCCCCGCCACATCTAATCGTGGCCCCGTTCTCGTCGGCGCTGCCGATCTGGAGCAACGCGCCCAGCGCATGGTGGTGGACGGACTGGGGCGTCTGCGTATCCAAATTGAAGAGAGCGGCACCAAGGACGACGGTGTGATCGACGCTCTCAACAACGTGGTCCGTGAACTCAAACTGCTCAACGCAAAGCTGACGGACCTTCCCTACTATCTCGGCATCAACTCGGTGATGCCCGACGATGACAAGGCATTCCGAGACGATCGAACCCTCTTTAACCAGTAACGGAGACTTCAATGCTTATTCAAGGCACAACCGGCCCCGTCAACGTGGGCGATGGCGTCAACCCGCCGATCCGTCAGGGTCGCCAGGGTGACGTTCTCATGAGCCAGCTTCATGGCGACAAGTACGAGCAGAACTATCGCGGAAATACCTTCTTCAGCGGCCACACGTCGCTGGCGGCGCTTTCGGCCAATACGATCACGCTGACGGCGACGACGACGCCGATTCTTGGCGTGTGGAACCCGCTTTCCTCGACGGTCAACGTCGTGCTTCTCCAGGCGATGCTGAACGTGGTCGCCAACAACCTGACCTCGGGCGCGGGACCGGGCGTGTTCGTGTGGGGTGTCTCGACCGGCAACGGCGCGATCACCACGGGCCTCACCCCGTACAACTCCAAGTCTTTGATCGCTGCGGGCTCCCAGGCGCGTGGCTTCGCGGGCGCGACGGCTTTGACCGGCCTGACGAACAACCTCGTCATCGCGGCGGGCAGCGCCCTTCCCTCCCCGGCTGGCCTGACCTACACGACGCTGGCCTCGACGGCGCTCCTCCCCTCGTATCAGGGGGTCGAAAACTTTGAAGGCTCGATCATCGTGCCGCCGGGTGGCGTCTTCGCCCTCCTCAACACGACCTCCTCCACGGTCTTCTCGGCTGCGGGCCGACTGACCTGGGAAGAAGTGCCGGTCTGACCGTGATGTCCATCGATTACATCGTGTCGATGGTGGAGAAGCGCCTCGCTATGCTGGAACAGGCGAGGCGCAACTCCGAAGCGGTCGGCGACATCGAGAGCGTCGTCCGTGTGGACGAGGAGATCGTTGAGGCCAAGGCAACCCTCGCGAAGCTGAAAGCAGTCTAGCGTATGAGAGAGTGAGACATGCCGCAGCTACAGGGTCTCACTCTCCTATTCGGCTCGCTCTATGGCGCGGGCGCGGCGATTGTCGCCGCGCCGACCGCCACTATCACTGTCGTCGCCAATGCGCCGACAATTCAGGCCACGACGGGCGCAACGGTCACTGTTCCTGTCGCCGCGATCAGCCTCGCGGCTGACGCACCCAGCCTCGCGGCGGGCAAGAGTGTCGCTATCCCCGCCGCGACGATCACGCTCGCATCGACCGCTCCGGCGGTCAGCACGGGCAAGCGCATCGACGCTCCCGCCGCGACGATCACGCTCGCGGGCCTTGCGCCGACCATCCAGGCCGCGACGGGTGCGTCCATCGTCGTTCCGGCGGCGACCATCTCGCTCGCGGCCAGCGCGCCGAGCCTCGCAGCGGGCAAGAGCGTCGCCGTTCCTGTCGCCGCGATCAGCCTCGCGGGCAACGCTCCAGCAATCTCGGCGGGCAAACGCATCGTCGTTCCCGTCGCTGCCATCCTCATGGGCGGCGAGGTTCCGGCGATCAGGACGGGCGACAGCGTCACAGTTCCTGCCGCTACAATCGCGCTCGCGAGCAACGCTCCGTCGATCAGCGCGGGCAAGCGGGTCGCGGTTCCGGCGGCGACGATCAGCCTCGCGGGCAACGCTCCAGCAATCTCGGCGGGCAAGCGCGTCGTCGTTCCCGCCGCCACGATCACGCTGGCCGCGATTTCGCCGTCCGTGGCGAGCGGAAAGAGCGTCGCGGCACCCTCGGCCACCATCACGCTCTCTGCCGCGCCACCGACGATCCAGGCGGCGTCCGGCATCAGTATCGCGCCGCCGACCGCCACCATCCTCCTCGGTGGCGAAGCGCCGTCGATCAGCGCGGGCAAGTCCATCACCATTCCGCTCGCCTCGGCTCAGGTTCTCGCGGCGCTTGCGCCGCAGCTGGCGGCGGGCAAGTCCATCGCGGTCCCGGTCGCCACCATCACACTGACCGCCGCGTCTCCGACGCTCGCAGCGGGCAAGGCCATCGAGGTCGCCGCTGCCGCCATCGCCATCGGCGGCATCCCGCCGCGCATCCAGCTTATCGCGCCGCCCGGCACGCTACGGACGATCAGGGATGCCATCAGGACCGCCTGGGATGCCCGCTGGCCGCATGGAACGACCTACCGGGTACTCTGGCAGCAGAACGACAACGAGAGCGTCCCAGAGCCCGGCGAGGCGCGTGCGTGGGTGCATGTCGTGATCGACTTCGACGGCGAGGACATTCGCGCCTATGCCGGCGGTCGCGAGGCATCTGACCGCGAGTGGCGCGGAACGGTCGAGATCCGCGTGGTCGCGGAGACCGGCTATGGCGACGACGCCGCGCTCGACCTGCTCGATGACGCGGTCGGCGTCTACCGCTCGCGCCGCGAAGCGGGGCTATCCTTCCTTGAGGGCTCCACCGAGATCTTCGATAGCGCGACCGAGGACGGCGCGTGGTTCATTCGCGGCACGATGCTGCCCTGGACCTACGAGTACCGCGCATGAGCCTCCGCAGCACCATTCGCACCGAGATCAAGGCCGTCTGGGATGCGCGCTGGCCGCACGGCGAGACCTACCGCGTCATCTGGCACGAAAACGCGCATCCCGACACGCCGACACCGGGCGAGGTGCAGCACTGGCTGCATCTGCATACCGAGTTCAGCCGCGAGGAGATGCGCGCATTCGGCGGCGGCTCGCTCGCCAATGAGCGGCTCTGGTTCGGCGCGGTCGCGGTCCGCGTGTTCTCTGAGGTCGGCATCGGTGAAGACGTCACCCTCGATCTCCTCGACGCCGCCGTCGTGGCGCTCCGCGCGCGGCGCGCGGGCAATCTGACTTTTGTCGGACCTATCGTCGGCATCGCCGACACAACACGCTCGAACGGCGCGTGGTATAGTCGCGGCGCGTCGATCCCGTTTCAATATCGCTTCCAGGGCTAAGGAGACCCGATCATGCCGATCAGTGAGGGCGTGCAGTCACGCATCGTCTACAAGGCTTACAGCAGCGGGTCGATCACGGCCAACAGCGAGCCGGATACCGCGACCGACCCCGGCACGTCTGGCGGTCAGGTGCTGCGGCGGGTCTCGTCCAGCCTCAACCTGGTCAAGGATTCCTACCAGTCCGAGGAGATCCGTACCGATCGGCAGATCGCTGACTTCCGCCACGGGTTGCGGCGCGTCGAGGGTGCGGTCTCGGGCGAGCTTTCGCCGAGCACCTATTTCGAGCTTTTGGTCGCCGCGCATCGCGACGCGGCGGTCTCGTCGCTGTCACTGTCGAATACGCAGTTCACCTCGGTGACGAGCGACAATTCAGCCTCGACGTTCACGTTCACGGCGGGCGATCCGGTGACCTCGGGGTTGCGTGTCGGCGATATCATCCGCTTCGGCACGCTCGCCGCGACGGCGAACAACGACCGCAACTTCGTGATCCGTAGCTTCGGCGGCACCAGCAATCGCACCGTCACCGTCAGCCCTGCGCCGACCACCGACGCGGTGGCCGACACCACCTTCACGGTGACGCGCCCCGGCAAGACCACCATCGTCCCGGCCAGCGGCTTCACGGCGCGCAAGTTCGGCATCGAGGAGTATCGCGAGGACTTGGATCTGTCGCGTCTCTTCACGGAATGCCGCGTGTCTGGCTATTCGATGAGCCTTCCGGCCACCGGCCTCTCGACTGTGGAGATCCCGTTCATGGGGCGCAACGCGGTCTCGCTGTCCGGTGGCTCCGCGCCCTACTTCACCGCTCCCACCGCCGCGACGACGTCCTCGGCATGCGCCTCGGCCAATGGCCTTATCCTGTCGCCGGATGCGGGCTCGTCGCCGCTCGGCATCGTCACCGGCATCGATATCGCGCTTGATCTCGAGGCCGAGATGCAAGCGGTCATCAACCAAAACATCGCGCCCGAGATCTTCCTCGGCCGCGCGAACGTCACCGGCACGGTGTCGGCGTTCGTGGAAGATTTCGCGCTGTTCAACGCCTTCTTGAACGAGAGCGAACTCCAGCTGATCGTGCGCGTGGACAGTGGCTCGGCGGCGAATGCCGATGCCATCTGCATCTACCTCCCGCGCGTCAAGCTCGGCGGCGCGGACATGCCGCTGTCCGGCGCGAACGGCCAGACGATCTCGCTGCCGTTCCAAGCGCTGCGCTACACCGGCAGCGCCGCCGGCAGAGACACGACCACGATCCGCATCCACGACACGGCGGCTTGAGCATGTCGCGTTTCTCTGGTCTCGGCGCGTCGGTGGACAAGCCGACGCGCTGCTATCTCTCGATCCCCGTCTCCGGTCGTCCGCCGCTGCTGTCGCGCGATGGCGACCCAGCATACATCGACTGCCTGTCGCTCGACAGCCGCGAGGCTGGCGCGCAGCGTCGCGCATCCGCTATCGCGCGCCTCGACCGCCGCGCGGCGAAGTTGACCGCCGATGACATCGAGGCCGAACAGGTCGGGATGCTGGTGGCGCTCATCACCGGCTGGCGGCTGTACTCGCTGGCCGGCGATCCGCTCGACGTCGAGTGCGACGAAGCGGCGAAGCGGGAACTGATGAGCGATCCGACGTTCGCGTGGGTCCGTCGCCAGGTCGAGGAGCACATCGGAGACCTGGGAAACTGGCTGAGCGCGACGGCGAGCTAATCGCTTTCGCGCGTCACCGTTTCGACCTGGATCTGCCGCGCAAGGGCGGTCGCAAGCGCGACCACCTGGAGAGTGTCGCGCGGCAGCTAGGACGCCGCCCTGCGGGACTCGACGGGCCACCACTGCCCGCGTGGGGCGAGCATATCTGGTCGGCGTGGCTGGATCTCCACCAGGGTCGCCGCGTCGGCTTCAACGGTGCCGAGCCGCTGTCCTGGGCTGATCTCGACGCATGGTCTCGGTTGACCGGCGCGGAGATGAGGCCTGACGAGGTGGCGCTTCTGATGCGGATAGATCGCGAGTTCTTCGCCGTGCGCGGCGAGATCGAGGGGAAGAAATGATCAACGCGCCGAAAGAATCGGTCCTCCGCGCTGGCCTCGACGCGAGCGAATACACGCGCGGCGCGCAGGAGATCGACAGGGCAAACACCGAGATCTCCGCGAGCAGCGGCCGGGTCGAGCAGTCTCAGGAGAAGATGACCCGCTCGCTGGTCTCGTCTTCGTCCAGCATGGATCGCCTCCAGGCATCGCTGGACAAGGGCTTCGCCTCGCAGCTGCGTTACGAGCAGATCGTGGATCGCGTCAACTCCGCGATGGAGCGCGGGCGCATCTCGCAGGAGCGTGGCGCGCAGATCATCAGCCTCGCACAGCAGCGATACATGTCCGCCGCGACGGCGACTGCGGCTATGGGGGCGGCGACTGCGGCGGCGGCGACATCGAGCAGACAATTCGGCTTCATCGCGCAGCAGTCCGGCTATCAGCTAGGCGACTTCGCGGTTCAGGTCTCGAGCGGTCAGTCCGCGATGGTAGCGTTCATCCAGCAAGGTTCACAGTTCCTCGGAATCTTCGGAGCATTCGGCGCAATCGCTGGTGCCGCGCTCGCCATCGGCGGCGGCATCTACATGATGTTCGACAAGATGGCCGAGAATGCGAAGGCGGCGACAGACGAGGTTTCTTCCTTGACGGAAGAGATCAAGCGCATGAACGAGGAAAGCGCGAAACGCGGCGCGGGGCAGACGGGCATTCGTGCGAATGTGCGGCTTGAGAGCCTGATGGCCGAGCGCAATCGCCTGACCGGCATGATGCCGACAGGCGGCGGCGCAGCGGCGTCGAGCGAGATGTCAGGAATAGTCGAGGCTCAAGCGGCGGCAAACGTCGCGGGCATCCAGTCGCAGATCGACGCCATCGACAAGCTCATCCGCGAATATGACCGGCTCGTCATCGAGCAAGAACAAGCAGACATGAGTACGGCGAACCTCAAGCGACGCGGCGAGGAGTTCGAGGAGCAGAAGAAGCGCGAGGCCGAGGCTATCCGCGACGCCGCTCGCGCGCAGGAAGAGGCCGAGCGTGCGCGCCAGCGCTTCCTCTCCGATGTCATGTCCCTCGAAAACACCCTCGACCCGCTGACCGCCGCGACACGACGCTGGGCCGATCAACAGGCGCTTCTGGCCCAGGCGCTCGACGCCGCCATCATCAGCCAGGAGCGGTACAACGAACTGGTCGCGATGTCGGATGAGGCGTTCCGCAAAGCCACCGAGAAGCAGACCGAATACCTGACCGGCATCGAGAAGCAGTCGCGCGAGAACGAGAACCTCGCACGCGATCTCGGGCTATCCTTCCAGTCTGCTTTCGAGGACGCGATCCTGCGCGGCGAGAAGCTGCGCGGTGTGCTGGCCGGTATCGCTCAGGACATCGCGCGCATCATCCTGCGCCAGACGGTCACGACGCCGCTCGCCGGTCTCGTCATGGGCGGGCTCTCTAGCGCCTTCGGCGGATCTAGCCTCGGCGACATTCGCGGACCGGGCGGCTCGACCAGCATTCCATTCGGCGGGCCTCGCGCTCTCGGCGGTCCGGTCGAGGCGGGCAGCGCCTATCTGGTCGGCGAGCAGGGGCCGGAACTGTTCATGCCCGGTCAGTCGGGCCGCATCATCCCGAACGGCCAGACAGGCTCCACCGTCGTGAACCAGACAATCCAGATCAGCGTCGGCGTCGCTCAGACCGTCCGCGCCGAGATCGCCGCGCTCATGCCGGCGATCAAGCGCCAGACCGTCGATGCGGTGGCGGACGCCAGGATGCGCGGCGGATCGTTTGCCGCCGCGATGGGAACCTGAGCCATGACGATCTCCTACCCCATCACCCTTCCGACATCCGGCGGCTACGCGCGCGTCGAGCTTCGCATGTCGAACGTGGTCGGCGTCTCGACGTCGCCGTTCACGCTTCAGCAGCAGCTGGTCCGACACCAGGGCGCGCGGTGGGAAGCGGACGTCACCGTCGCCGAGATGGAGCGTCCCGCCGCCGAGGAATGGATCGCCGCGCTAGCCTCGCTGCGCGGGGCTTGGGGCACGTTCCGCCTGGCCGATCCTGGCGGCGCGACGCCGCGTGGCACATGGGCCGGAACGCCTCTGGTCAAGGGCGCGGGCCAGACCGGCGAGACGCTGCTGGTCGATGGCTTCTCGGCGGGCG